TACGTCTCTGAAGTCAACGCTTCTGGGTAGCTTAGAATTAGAAAACCCGTTCCGGATGGTTCAATACTAAGTATATCATAACCTACTTTTTTTCGGTTGCTTATATTTTTTATAAACGCCTTTGTAGGCCCGATCGTTATGGCACCGTCGAAAGTGACATCGTTAGAAGTTGAACTCCCAAGGTCAGTTACTTCTTGTAACGTCTGATCGTCCGTACTATCGTCACCAGCTGGGCCGGCATCACCAGTCAATCCAGTATCCCCGCGCGGAATAACGAAATTAAACGTTCGGTTTTGTGGCGTCCCCGCGTTCGTTACGGTGGCGTTGGTGCCCGCTGCACCTGTCGTCGTCGTTCCTGCCGCCACGGTCGCCGCAGCACCCGCAGGGCCGGTCGATCCAGTCTCCCCCGCAGGCCCGGCAACAAGATTATTAGCCGCCACATATTCCATGAAATACCTAGCTAAGGTATCGAGCCTGAAAGCAGCCTGAAAATTACGCGTAAACGTAAAAATCCTGTCCGCGTTCTGCGGGTCGTCAATGGTCGGTAGCGTGTTAATTGTTTGGGCGCGGGCGCAGGTGCAAAGAGTTGCCAGCGCAATCATGGCTATGTATCTAATCATTGGTTTATTCTTTTTATCATTTCAATGTGAATGGTCAGCCCTTTTATGTCATTGGTGGAAACTGTTTCCACTTCAGCCCTAAAATAGCCTGGCATAATATCCACGCTGGCCGCTTGGACCGATCCTAGCCCGCCGCCATCATGGGTAGCTACTGTGTACCGGAATCCAGTTGCGTCGTAGTATTTTAAATTAACCTTTGCCGTGCCGCCCGGGTTGACCGCAAAGGCAAAATGTACGCGGCGAATGTGCCACCCTTGCCGCCGCTCGGGTCTCCAAAACCAATCGGACAGGCCGACCGTAAACGAATCGCTAAAACCATGTATTTCGGCGTCCTTATAGTTCACCCTAAACAACTCCCTAATTTGTGATATACTGGCAGCGGTAGGGTAAATAAACGAACCGACAGGTAAATCAAACGCGGCTGTTTGAGAAGCGACAGCAACCGTAGCATTGGAGGGTATGAGCCAAACCACTTCGTTTTCTACATAATAGGGCACGGCCCCATCATCAGATTCCAAGCCCGGAATAAACCCGCTATCGTACAAAATTACAAAGTCCTGAGTTTGGCCTGTTTCGTTATTAACCACCCGTACAGTATCGCCAGCAAAAAGTGGGTTCTCAGACGTGTCTATTTGGAGGCTGGTCACCGTTGCGCCCCCTGTAACCAATCCACCTAAAACATCAATGACGTTCGATAATCCAACAAGGACGCCGCCCGGACCATCAGGCTGGGTCGGCGGTGTTGGTGGCGGTGGCGGTGCTGGTGGCGGCGGGTCAAAACCAACTCCACTACCACTAACAGTGACTGGCGTACCATCATCGACATAAAACACAAAATTGCCTGCCACCTCAACCCAGCGGCCCCGCCATTCGTCCCTTGCCAGGTCAAGCGTAGCGGCCTGCATCATGAACAAATCATCGCCGCACCCAAACAGAAACTCGGGATTGTAGTCTGGCGCAATCAAAGATATGTCTAGTCGTTGCCGTGTAGTTTTTTGCAAGTTCAGGATTGCTTGTGAGCGCAAGGCTCCCAGCTCGGCAGGAACAGTATTGAGGTATGCGCCACCTGCCCACCGCCTCCACCCGGTTGTGCGCTCCCACGCCGTGCCGTTTGGGCTGTACTCTATGCGCCCAAACGTGTTGTCGCCCGGGCCATCGCCAAACAGCATCGTGCGCTCAAGAAGTACAGAGTTTGCGCCGCCCCCGTCCGTCCTGGGTTCAAAAAGCGTCTCAACATACTGATCCTCTATTGATCCAGACAGCAAAGATTCCATGCTCAGGCCCGTAATACCGGCGACCACATTACGATCAACAATGGTTTGTTGGCCGGAATTGTTGAACCCGAAAAGCCCAATGGCGGTGACCTTAAAACGCAGCCGTCCCGCCCTTGGCACGACCGGAGTAGTAAAGGAAAAACTAGCCTCAACAGCAGGGTTGTTGTCGGTCATAACATGGAAATAAGCCAACTGGTCGGGATTACTAGTATTCCATGTAATTGCTGAATGCGTTACCCCTGCGCTTGAAACAGTATAGGACCGGCTAAGGCTTACCCCCTCTGTTGAATCGTCTTCATCAACAATAACGAGCTGAATAGCAAACAGATAAAAAGCATCTGGCATTTCTATTGGATCGCCGTTTGCGTCTACAATAGTGCCCGAAATAGTGCCAGACACTATGATGCGCCCCGCGCCGCCGTCCGTTCCAAAATTGTTAATCTCCGCAAATGGCGCGGACAGCCCAACAGGTTTGCCGATAAGGCCCGGGGCAATGTTTTGACTGGTGAAATGTCGGTAAATCAAATCGACACCTTGCAGGGGTGGAAGGTAGGTTATTTTACCGCCGGCAAGTACTACCGCGTCGTCGTCCTGTAAATTACCTATTTGATTAGAATAAACAAGCCAGCTAATAGCGTTTATTGGGGCCAACAACGTCCCGCCAATATCGTACCGGTGAAAGTTTATGTCGTTAGCTGTTGCGCTGGCGTTTGTGTCTGTTGCCTGTGCGTAGCTGGTTAATTCTGCTATGACATACCTCCCCTGGCTGTACATTAGGCGGCAACCAAGCAGCGTTAAGATTTCAATCAACACCTCGTAATAGGTACGAAATGAAAGGTTGCCCCGATCATCTACCGTTCGTAATGCTTTTACCGATAACCGAATCTGGTCAATTTGGCTAATAGCGGTGGTTGGCGTCAATCCTTCAGGCCAAAGGTTTGTATGTATTCGCAGGTATTCCGCACCTGCTGCGTAGTAGTCAGTCAGGGGTATTTGTGCAAATATGCGGAACAGGTAATCTTTTATTGTCACCTGCTCGGCTAAGTCTCCGTGATCGTAATCTATTGTTTTGAGCCGAGCGATTCCATCCGTTGCCACAACCTTGAAATCCTTAGGGAATCCGCCAAAGTCTTCGGTAACAAAGTCTAAAATCACAAATCCAACCCACCACAAATCTGCCCCTTTGTGGATCCGCAAACGATATTGCAGCTCAACGGCCTCCACCATGCCCTTAAATATATTAGCCTCTTCCAGCGTGTTCGCAGTAAAGGTGATCGTCTGTTTCCCGGTTATGATCCGAGCGTCTATCTCTGTAATATCATCCTTGTACGCGATTGACGCGTCGCGAATGCTTAAATCTACGCCTGCGTCACTAGGTGCGCCATTATCTAAGTAGATATTGTACGTTACGCCCGCAAGGCTTACTATGCTTGTGTTTATTACAGTAGCCATCTAGGTTCTATTGTAGTTTGAATTCCGCAAAACGCCTTCAAGCGCATCACCACTAATATAAAACCGCACGTCGCCACCTGCTTGCTGGCGATTGTTTCCACCCATATTTATCATACTTTCCAACCGATCCAGCGGCACCACAGCCTCGGGCCCGGCCTCGCCAATCAGCGCAAGTTGCGGGCCTGTTGTAATACCTCCAGCCGCAAGCGCGGGAATGTTTAGGCCATTCAGCGCGGACGAAAATAAAGCTGAAGCACCCGCCCCGGCAGCTGCGGCCAGCGCGATATTGAAAGGGAAAGGAACGGACTTTAGCGCACTTGCCACCTGGGTAGCAACAGCAAGTTTTATCTCGGCCGAAATAGCGTCTCGAACAGCAGACACTACCGCCCTACCAAAAGCCGTTACGGCACTTTCCCCCCTGGCCATTGCAGACGCAACAGTATCGAACGCGGTGCCAGATACCGCCCTCAATACTTCTATTGCTGAGGCCATTTCTCCGAATTTCGTTGTAACGCCGTCCTGCGCGTCCTGAAATTGCAATAGGCGTTCTTGCAACTGTACTACAATTTCGTCGGTGGGTAAAAAGCCATCCTCATACGCGGTTTGCATGGCCTCCTTTGTGAGCGTTATCTTTTCTGCAAGCGCGTCAAATCCCTTTCCGAAGAACCTGGCTTTTGCGTCTGTTTCCTCTAAGGCAGTACCCAGGTTGTCGCGTATTTCTTCGCCAATTTCCTGCATTACCAACCTGGTGCGCTCCAGCTGGTCAATAGACCCAACGGACACGGGTGTTGCGGTCAGTCCTTTTAGCCTCCCTTGCAAGAACTCAACATTGGCCGCGGCCGCAACAAACTCATTGAAAAAAGCGCTAATTTTCTTGCTGCCTTCATCGGTTAACTGGACTACTTCATCAGATAGCGCGGATATGGCAGTAGGCACGTTTCGTACCGGGTCGCCCGCTGGCGCGGCAAATGTATTTCTTTCCGCTTCCACGCGCTCAGGGGCTACAATGCCTTGCGGCAAAATAGCGTCCTGCTCGGCAGTAAAGCCGCCAATAAGGCCCGCAAAGTTTCTTACCGCTTGACTAGCCACCACTCTTTCCAGCCCCCCGTTCAGCGTCTCCCTAAAGGTCGTAACAAAAGCGTTTGCAACGTTGCGGCCTGCGCCACCGCCAAGCGTCAGGTCAAAAGCGTTTTTAGCACTTTCTAAGGCAGATTTAAAATCCCCCGACACAAACGAAGATATTGCAGATGCAACGCTTTTTACTACCTCTACAAGGGATAAAAACCCCTCAATAACGCCAGATATAATACCACCTATTACCGCAAAAACAGCATTAAAAACGCCGCCTACGGACTTAAAGGCCACGCCCATGTCCGGCAATACTCTTGATACCAGGCCGCCAATAAAGCCGCCTACGGCAGAAAACACTTCGCCCAATCTGCCAAGTTGCGACCTAAAGAACTCGCTACGATCATAGGCTCGTTTAAACCCAATTGCGAGCGCGGCCATTACCCCAACCGCAATGCTAATTGGGCTAGTAACAACCGCTATAACCTTGCCAAGGCCGCTAAAGGCGTTAGCAAATTTAACAACTGACCCTATTCCACCGCCCGGAATAATAAGGCCAATTGTCGCGCTAATTGGCTTTAATAGTTTCAATACAACACCGGCCGGGGCTGCAAGTAATTTAAAGCCCGACACCAGCAAAGGCAAAGACTTTGCTGCAGCACCAAGGCCCAAAAATAAAGGACCAATGGCCGCAGCCCCTGCCGCACTAAAAACTATAAACCTTTGCACGTTTGGATTTAGATCAGCAAAGCCTTGTGACACTTTGCCAACAAAGTCGCCAAGCCGGGCTAGGTTGGCCTCAAGATTTAACGCTTTTGCAATGGCCTCGCCAAGGGGCTTTATGCCCACCTGAACGGCATTTGCAAAGGATTCAAAAGACTTTGCAAGACCACCCTCAACGCTTTGGAACTTCTCGTTTTGTTCAATGGCGTCTGTCAGCCTAGAAACAAACTCCTCCATACTAATGCCTGTGGCACGTATTCCTTCCGCTGTTCCTGAGCCAAATTCCTCTTTAATGACAGCACCAAGCGCAGGCATTCGGTCCAATATAGTATTAAGGTCTTCCTGCTCAATCTTCGATTTGCCAATTATTTGATTGAATTGGCGCAAAACTCCGCCCACGTCGTCAATAGATGATCCGGACACGGTTGCGGCAATACCGAGCTGTTTAATGGTGCGCTCCGCCTCAGCAGCCGCAAGGCCTGCGCCTACTAAACGTTGTTCGCCCAATGCGGCGGTCTTTAGGTCAAGCGTAGTCCTTGTATCAAGGACAATTGCATTTAATCGCTTAAAGGCTTCTTGGCCCGCACTTGCAGACCCGCCAAGTGCCGCAAGACCCTTCTCTAGCCGATCAAATTCTGCAAATGTTTTAACCGCAGCACCGCCTATTGCAATAATAGGCAAAGAAACCCTAGTACTGAGCTGCTGGCCAATTGCCTCAGCCTTAAAACCGAATTGTTTTAATTGCTTTTCAGCACGATTTAGGCCAACCCCTAATTGGGAAAGGTCAGTACCGAGGCGTATTAAGAGGTCAGATTTTGGCATTTGATTTAAGGTGGTCGGCTTTTGCCTCCGCGTCCATGCGGGCAATAGTCGATAATTGCAGCTCTTCCTCTTCTGCTGTCAATATGCGACGAGCTGACGCAGGTTTATCGCCAGGTAAGGGCAATATGTCGGTAATGTTCAGCTTTTTATAGTGTGGCAGCATTGCTGCGTACATCACCATTCTAGTTTGCTGAAGGCTCATATTGTCCATGTCCCGCCTGACCTTTACCGCGTCGAAAAATTCGGGTATGGTCAGGCGGTCAAAGTCGTCCAACGACAAGCCTAGGTGCACAAGGGCTACCGCTTGGTAATCCGTTTTTTGGGCTTTCCCGGCGTTGTCTTTTGTGGCTGATCGTCTTCATCAGGCGCGTCACTCATCGCAATAATGACGTTGGCAACGAGCTGTAAATCTTCATCTATGGCCTGGTCAAAGAATTCAATTGTCGGGCATTCGCGCTCATCTTTTGCTGCCATTAGCCCAGACCGGACCACAGCGCGGACCATAGGGGTGACCGCGTCCAGGGGTATGTCCATCTGAGACATACGAACGAGCATATCGTTAGCGTCCTTCAATGAATCATACCCAAACATCGGGAGTATGCGCTTAATGGCTGAAAAGTCAAACCTTACTGGCCATTTCTGATTATCAATCGTTACTTCTTTCATATTAGGCGATTGTGGTTTTTGTGACTGCGCCCGTTCCGGTAAATGACCCGGACGTAGTGGAGTTTTCCTCCACTGCAGCATTGATTGAAAGCTCGGACAGGTGCGCGCTTCCGGCGTACTGCGTATCCCCCGTTTCGTCAGTCGTAAACTTCCAGAGTATAGGGGTGGATGCGTTGAAAATATCAAACAGGTCTGCGCTAGATTTGACGTCTACCGAGTTTAGCGTTTGCAATTCAGAGGTAAACCCCTCAAATGCAATACTGAACGACTTTTTGCGTGATTCTTGCGTTGCCCACCCGCCGATATTATCCTTGTGTACTGTTTCTGCAAGCTCTTTCGACATAGAAAGGCTGCAAGAAGTGGCGCGGCCAACTACATCACCATCCACATACAGGCGCAGGTTGGTTCCGTTTATTACTGTTTCGGTCATTATTGCTTTATTTAGGTTGTAACCCGCGCCCGGTAAGGCTGGATAATTTGAAAATATTGTTGGTCGTTATCGTATGATGCATCTGATTCATCGTCGAACCTGGTGCGTATTTTATTGCCTTCGGCCAATTGCTTGACCTTCCAATTCAACGCAGTTTTTACCGCCCTGGAAACCGCTCGTACAGTTGAATTGTCAATCGCAATACTGGCCACATTGAAAGTCCACCCGTCCGATATTGGGCCATCTTGCGTTTGTTGCTCTGATTCCTCTACTTGTTGAATCAGCACGTAAGGAGCCACAGCGTTTTGTGGCGCAATAGAGGGATATACCCGGCCAGCAACCAGGTTGTTTAATTGCGTATCGTCCCGCAGCATTTCGTATATCCCTGTCTCTGGGTTCATTTAAGTAATTTTAATGCCGCGAGCATTGGCGTGGTTTTTGATTGCTGCAAGGCCGGCTTTTTCAACTTCTGATATAATAGTTGAGGACGTGGCGGCAAGCGCAGGTGCCAAGACTTTTGCGTTGAATCGTTGCGCTGATCCGAAAACCATTGCTGCGTAATACGCATCAGTAGGCTGGCCAGGTCCGCCGTATTCCATAACCCTTTGCTTTGCGAATTGAGGGCCAACAAAAACGTCTGTTGACTTATTTAGCTGAATCCTTTTAATTGATCTGCGCAGGTTGCCAGGATTGTATTTGATTCGGCTGCCTGACGTATATCTGTAATGCGGCTTTGTGGATTTAGGAGCAAGGGTTCTGGCGGCTTTTACAAGTGGCCGAGCTGCGCGAACAAGTATTTTCTTCTTTGTCTTTTTATTAAAGTCGTCCGTTGACAACTTCACCTTCCTGAGAAAGCTAGTAATCTGCGCATTTATGCTTGCGCTATTCCCTACGCTTAGCATATTAGATAGTTTTATTTTCCCCTATTTGGAACGCCTCAATTAATAGGTAAACCTGACGCATTCCAATGGGCAAAACTGAATCTATTTCATAAATCTTGCCATCGTAAACCAATCGCTCTTTTGTGCTGATTTCGCGGTCGCCCTTTCGGATCGTAAAGCGCACAGAGGTGCGGGTGGTTATTTGGTCGGAAGTAAACTTTTCATCGCTTCCAACAGGCATAAATTCAGCACCTGCGTAGGTAATAAATCGGTCGGTCCACGTTTTGACCTCCCCGCCCTCAGCATCACGAGCAACAGTAAACCCTTGCACCGTCAGCCTGGTATTCATTTTTCCAATTGCGTCCATGCTATAAAATTGTAACACGTTCCATATCAAGTATCGCCTTTGACGCTGTTGGGAATCTTCGTACAGAATCGGCAGGGTTTTCGTACCAGTCGCTAATCAATAAAAGCATAGCTTGCTTGATCTGGCGCGGCACGTTTTCAGGTTCATAGCCAGCAGTATAAGTGACCTTAATGCGGTCACCAATTGGCCATTTGTCGGCAGGGTACAGGTCGCAAACTTTGCTGGGCGTAAACTCGTAATCGTCAGCAGGTAGGGTAACTTGTTCCTTTAGTTCGTCGCGGTAGGTGATGGATTGAATTGAAACGGCAGGACCGTACAATTTAAAATCTTCAAACCGAGTAAACAACGTAAATCTAGTTTGTAGGCAAAGAATGAAACCAATATAGTTTTCACAATATCCACGAGCCGCGCCAATCAGGGCTAAAATCGTTACATCGTCTGTATCAAAGTCCACCCGTAGGTGCTCTTTTACCTCAGCCAACGTCACAGGTTCGGCCCCAATTATGTTTATGATCGTAGATACTCCGTACATTATCGCTTTTCTATCTTTTCAGGTTTGCGGCTGATGCTTTTACGGGCGCGTTTTGCTGGCGTTGCGGAGGGCGTCAAGCCCTCCGCATTATCCAGGTATTCCGCTAGTCCGCGATCCGTCCAGGTCTTCGCTAACAGCTCCGGCAAATCAACCTGTTCGCCAGATTGATAAGTGAATCCGCTGCCTGCAATTGGCTGAATTATTGTGACTTTACGAAGCGGCATTGGTCAGTTTTTTAACTGCTTTGGTGTCGAGTAGTGCACCATCCATCCGCGCAAAGGCCATGAAGCCTTTTTGTAGGTTTGCGATATACAGCTCGTTAATTTCGGCCATCGTGACGTCACGCGTAATGCGGACGCGGTACTTGCTGAAGTCGCCAAACAAAAGGGGGACGTTGCCAGCACCAAGGCTGGCAATGTCGTTGTTGACTGTGTATGGCTTGCCTTCGAGCAGGTCAGGCACGCCTTCGCGCATTGACAACTGCCACAGGGGGGAAGCGTCACCAGTTCCTAGTGCAAGCTTACGCAGGGCTGCAATGGTCAGATCGTTCAGCATATAGCGGCCATTTGCCCGGTATGCAGCGTCTACGCTGTGTTGCAGGTCAATGATCTCGCCACGCGTAACGCCAGCAGCCGCAGCGGAAGTAACGCCAGCAAGCGCACCGGTTGCCACGCCAGAGGGCTGGCCGGATCCGGTTCCAACAGTCAGGTGCGTATTGAAAATTCGCCCCAGTCGTTCGGCAAGGATTGGCATGATTTCAGCCTCCAGGTTGATCCCATTGTCTTGCATCAGCTGATAGGACAGCTTTACGATGTCAGACGTGTAGGCGTAAGCGCCTAAGGTGATGGAGCCAAAAGCGATGTCCTTTACCGCAAGGGGCGCGTTTTCCGCAACAAGTCGGCCAGTTACGCCAGTCTCGTCGCTGGACGGGAAGGGCATAGGCGAGCCTGACAGGGTGCGAATTACGGTAGAAACGTCAAGCATTCCACCGTATGCGGCCATTGATTTAATCAGCTCGTCGCCGAACTCCTGGGGGACTGTAAAGCCGCCCAGGTTGTTTGTTCCGACCGATTGCGGATCAGTCCCACGGCTCATAATGCCGCGTTCCTCGGTAGACATATTGCCAAGGCCCGTGCGCAGCCATTTATCGAACGCAGCCCGGTATGCGCCTTTTTGGTCTGCGCTTTTTGGCGCAACCCCGCTGCGGTCCTCCGATTCGGCTTGCTGGTCGGCAATCAGGGCCATGTTTTGCTTTACGCTCTGTCCGCGTTGGATTTCAGCAGTAAGCGCGGCAATGTCTAGCTGAATCTTATCCCATCGCTGCGACATTTCATCAGTTACGTCTTTGCCGTTCAGTTGGTTGTTCAGATCGTTCTGCTCATTAACCAGCCGGGCGCGTGTCTCAAGAAGTTCCTTCTCGGTTCTCATATTGCTCAGTATTTGGCACTTCCGCGCCCGTTAAAAGATATTGTTTGTATTTATTTGAATTAGTCGGGCGCGAATTGCAGCAGCTTCCGCCTTTTGCATTTCGTCCGCTTTTGTTCCTTCGTTTTTTTGTCGGGCATTAAGCCGATCTTTTGCCGCCTCAAGCGCACGAAACGCAGGCGCAAGGCCAGCCGAACGGACGCCAGCAGCCTTGTAGGCCGGGTAGGTAACGGGGGAAACATCGAACAGCTCATCGACGTCAAAGTGATTTAATATCCATTGACCATCTTCCGATCGCGTCATTGACCATTTGCGCTCTGTTTCGTCTTCCCAATCGACCGAGAACGCAAACGAGCTCTGGTTCACGTCGCCACGATCAATGCTTACCTTGAGGTCGCGGGCATAGCTGACATCTGCCATTTCGCAGGCGTAATTCAGTCCGGCACTATCGGTACCCACTTCTAAGGTTCCAGACGTGTTCCTGCCGAGAATTAGGTTTGCATCGTGATTAAATAGGCATCGTATATCGGACTTTGCCAATGCGCGGTCAAACGCACCAGGGTGAATAATTTCCCTAAACCCGCCCAGGTCTTCAGACAGCACATTGAAAACTGAACCGTGCCCGTCAATCCGTAAAGGGCCGTTAGCGGCCCCTCCGGCTTGAGACCTTGTAAAAACGAACGGTACAAAGCGTCGCTGAACGCCTGTCGGTGGGCTATTCCTCTTCTCCATTACCTAGCTGGTTTTGTGACACTTCCGCGCCTTGTTCTATTTGTCCTAATCCCGCCATTGGGGCGAAGTTGACAGGGTACAAGTGTATTTTGCCTTCGCCCCCGGCAATAGGATTGTAACCCTCAATGGCGCGCACCTCATCCCTGTTTAGGGTGCCTGTGCTTAGCATCATGCCATGCATTTTTGTCCGGGCCTCTGTGTCGCCACGCATCAAGCTGTCAAGGTTGAAGCGAAAATAGGATGCTGATCGGTCGCTAAATAATTTAGTCAGTTCAGCCTCCCACCGCTTCACCCAAGGGCGCAAAGTATGCGTAACAAACTCCCTGCCCTGGTGCTCAATGTTGTTATTTGTACTGCGATCTAAGGCACTAAGCATATGCATAGGAACGCGAAAAATACGGCTAACGTCTTCCGTTGTGGCCTTCATCATATCGAGCCATTGCGCATCAGCTGGAGATAGGCTTAATGCCTGGTATTTCATTCCGCCCTGGAGTACAGCCGTGCCGCCTGAATTGCCAACACCACCGTAGGCGCGCTGCCAGCTGTTGCGGTTCGCCTCAGCCACTTCTTTCGTAAGCGGTATTTCGGAAGTAAGGACGCCAGACAGATTTGCGCCATTTTTCATCAGCGCAGACATATAGCCTTGCCCTGCGGTCCCAAGCCCAAACGTGTCACGGTGGGTGGTGATTGGGCTTTTGCCAGTACCGTTCTCGCTGTCCCAGACCATTGCGCGAATGTGAAGCACGTTGTTGGCGTCTAGCACGATATGTTTGCCAGTCGTAGACGAATTTATCGTGTAAAACAACTGCCCCAGCTTTTCGTCGTAGTCTATTTTTACCAGATTGTTGGCGACGTGCCGCAACTGAATTGGCTGACCTGATCCGTTCCGAATAATAACAGCATAAGCGTTACCATGCAGGGTTGCCCACGCTTGCATCGTCTCGAAGAAGGTTTGACCAGAATAAAGCGGGTGCGGGTTGGTCAGTAGCTTAACAACAGGGTGCCGGGGCTGCTTTTCTCGACCGATTCCAGCATCTGTGTACACGTCCCAAGACAGCGAACTAATAGATTCAGAAATGACCCGCAAGCAGGCCCATACAGCCGTAAGAGACTGGGCTGTTTCGTGGCTTACAACTTCGCCCGACTTAGATTGCGCTCCACGCGAAGGGCCGAAAAAACTGGTGTAGTTTACAACTTGCTGGTTGTCCCGTTCCTCGGTTTTAGGTGTTTTGGGGACAAAGGGCGCGCTTTTCGCCCTAAAAGATGGAGCTGAAAATATGGAAAAACCCCGCGCTGTTGAGCGTAAACCTGCAAACATGTGCGCAAGGTATTCTGCCAGGCCAATGGTTCGCGTTAACTTGGTTAACATAAACCACCAAGCATCACCACACATATATTTTCCCTGCGCTATCTCCCCCTTTATTTCCCGAAAGCTTGCTTTTCATTACCCTAAAGCTTTCGTAGCTGTCATACCGGTGCGGGAAGCCGTACAGGAGGAGCGTGGCCTCGCATAATGCCCATGCATCCTTGTGACTACATGCACTATCCCGCACCACGCGCCAAAACTCAATAAAATACCCTTCCGCAAAAAGCATGGCCGTTACCCTGTCGGGTATCATGGTGCAAGGCTCGTCCGCATCGGTTATGTATCTTGGAATCACATCTTTGTTTTAGGTTACCATACAAAGATTTCGCCTGTCGATTCTTGTTCGTCTTCCTTGTATTCCAGGTAGCCAGCGTAGGCCATTGCGTTCGCAACCGCCGCGTCTACTTTTTCCCTGCTCCTTGATTTGTCGATTCTTACATTGCCGCCAGCGTCCTGTTTCAACATTACGTTTTGAAAACACCAAGCCACGACTGGGTTGTTTTGGTGGTCCCAAAGCCCGTCAAGTATTTCCTTTTCCATCCCAAGAACCGCAGGGCTAAAATTCATGAACGACTGGTTAAAGGCCACCATTTCAATCCCCTCAATCAGCAGCTCGTTAATGAGCTGCGACGCGTTAAATCGGTCATAATTAGCGTGGTGCACGTCAAAAACCGAAAAGTCCGAAATGATTTGCGACCTAATGTACTCGTAGTCTATTGTCTTACCTGGCGTCAATGTCAGCCAGCCACCCGCTGCCCAGTCCATGTAGGGCACTTTGTCTTGCAGGGCCCTGTGCCTCGCCCGATCTTCAGCGCACCAAGATCGAGAAATAGTTCGGAATTTAGGATCGTCAGGCGTAGGGGGGAACACAAGCGACCACACCGCCAAGTCCTTTACTGTTGCCAGGTCTAGTCCGCCGTAACACAAGCGACCATGCAAAATCTTTTCATCGAAATCAGTAGACGCTTGCATATAGTCCTCCCGCTTAATCCATGTCGTGTTTGTCTTTTGCCACCTGTTGAGGTTTTTTGTGATAAACGAGGTCATTCTTGTAGCTCCTTCAGTTACCGCCGTCACGTACTGCGACCGCAAACCTTCCCAGGGTGGAGCCTGGCCAATACCTGGGTTTGACTTTTCCCAATTAGCCTCTACTTCCCAATCGTCTTCATCGTCCATCGAAAATATCAGGGGGAAAACTTCATCGTTTTCAATAGACCCCTCAAGAATAGATATATACCGCTGCTCCAGTTGCCAAAGCGTCCCCAGCACGTTAAAGCCCCGCGTGGTTGTAATAATCAACAATGGCTGCGCCCGTCCTACTGATCCAGATTCCAGGTTGTCAGGTATAGACGAATCCCTCGCCTCGTGGTATTCGTCCACACAGGAAAGGTGGGGGAACACACCATCTAAGGTTCCAGAATCGGCAGAAATAGCGCGGAAAAAAGAACCGTCCGGGCTGTTATCTAGCGCATCCAATTTGCTTACTAGCTCATAGTTTTGTTGAGAATTATACACCCTAATATCCGACATTTTACCTTCCGCCTTTAGGTAGTCCATCATGACTTTGCCGGAATTCCAGCAATACAAGGCTTGGTCTTTTTTATTAGCAACGCTGTACACCTCCGCCGCCTGCTCGCCGTCAAAGAAAGCCATCAAGACAGAAATAGCACCCGCCAACTCGGACTTGCCCCCTTTTTTAGCAATGCAAAGCAGCACCTTGCGCGTTACGCGCAAGCCAGAACCTTTGTGCTTTAAGCCAAATATGTAAGCCAGAAAGAACTTTTGCCAATCCATCAACTGAAACCGCTTGCCCTTGAAATCCCCTTTGGTGTGCTTGAATCCGGAAATGACATCAATTGCCCAGCCCGCCTCTTCAGCATCAAATACGTACCGCGTGTCATTAATCAGCCGAACACACCGCTGCACAGAAAGCAACTCCAACCGCCCCGCCAGCCGGGTGCCGCCTAGGACGGAATCAATGTAAGGTTGCCAAGAATCCATTTAGGTACCGGTTTGGCGGGGCAATTTACGTAGAGATGTCGGTTTAGCTTTTCCAGCACCGGCCAGTTGAGACTTCACCCGCTGCTTCCTGTCTATTTTAAGTAGTACCGCTTTTGCATTTGCCATTGCGTCAGCCTTTGCTAGCGGGATGCCGAGTGGGTGCTTGTGCTGTACTCCGTTCTGATCCTCCTGCGTATCGCCCTCATCGGCAATTTGCTGACGAAGGCGTTCGTAATCTGAAACGTGGACCGCGTACATGGCCAGCATCAGGCGGTCGGTAAACGTAATTGGCTGAGGCAAATCCGGCAAGGTCTGCTCGTAAACCAGTCTGGCTATATCGTCGAGGTCGATAATGTTTTGCATCATGTTTTGTTTTAAAAGCAACAGGCGTCAAGTTTTTTTGGTCGAGAATTATCGTTTACTTTGCCCCCTTTAGGCCGGGGATGTACTTGTTAACACAAATTGTGGGATTAGAACCCCCTACCACCCCACTCCTGCCCTCGGCGCAGCCTAGTCATGTCCGGGACGCACACGATCGCTATCTATCCAATCAGCACCACGTTCTGTCACTTGCTCAATCAGTAGCAGCTTGTCAATGATTGCAGCACGATCATCAGGTACAAGGCCATCAATCCCCTGTACGGCGTCTACCATATAGCCTCGCTGTTCGTATGCCCTTTTCCTATTGTGGTGGTGGTGGCACATGGCCATATGATTGCTATCGTCCCATACCGCCCCACCCTTGCTGATCGGCACAACGTGGTCCGTCACCCCATCGGACACGTTGCGCTTGAGGTCGTGGCTGTACGATAAAGTAACACCAGTAGTGCGTCCTTCCCCATTGCACACCTCGCAACAGCTGTTTAGCTGGCGGTACCGCTTCGAGTAGTTCCGCCAAAGCCTTCCGTTGTAAAAGGCATAGTCGCTATGTGGCCTGTTGGGTAGCATATCTTAACTTGTAGGGACACCACAAAGATAGCATAGGCCACGTAAGCGAACAGCCCAACACTAAAAACGCCACCAATCGCAATGACTGGTGGCGGAATAAAACCAAATAACACAACACATACTATGCTTTGCAAGCGATGGCGGCACGCTCCGCTACTTTCCATAATTCTTTTGCGACGGCGGCCAGCCAGGCCGCGTCATTGGCAGATAAGCTGGATATGTGCGCCACATACCTTGCCTCCCGCTTTGCTGCCAAGTAGAAAGCCTTTGCGGCGTCAACCAAAGACTCAATCGCGTCGACTGCTTCGCTTTCGTCTTTGGAAGAAATAAAGGCGGTGCGTGCCTTGTCGTAATTTGTGCACTTTGCGTTTGATATGCCTGATAAATAGGCGTGTTTCTTTGAATGGTAATAAGCGTTTACCGCTTTTTGTGTGCCTAGCGAGGCCTTAAGGGAGTAAACGCCATCGTCAATTACTGACTCGTAACCGCCAATAAATGCATCCCTTTTTGTTTCGTACATCATTTTCATTTTGATTTATTTATCAAGGTAACTAAAATTTCAACCCCTTGAGCCTGGGCAACCTTTTCCAGCTTGTATAAGCTATCAATGAGGCGTTTCTTATCTCGTGTCGAATTGTACGCCCTGCCTAAAGCCGCCTCAATCTTAGATGGCGGCACCTGGTTAAGCCAAGTTCGTAGGGTGGTGACTTGTTTCATCTTGTTTGATTTGTGGCGTTAATGTCGCCAAGTTATCCAGAACAAACCGTCCTGCACCACCGCAGCCCCGCCCCGACCGGTTAGGGCTGGAGCGGGGTGAGCGGGTTGCTGCTGCTGGTCAAGAAAAGAATGAAACCAACCATTCGAGCCTTGAGGGCAATAATATCTTTCCTTTGGCCATGAGGGGTGGCATAATGAACTTGGTGCCGTCAGGTCGGATGGCCTCATTCAACCTGCTGTTCATCATGCGCCGAAACTCCTTGTTTGTACAAGGAAAAATAGCGGAGCTAAAGGTAT